GCTTTACCATGTACTCTGTCATCGATATCTAGTCCACGAGCATCTATACCTTCTGAGCGAAATGAGTTTACAAAGTGTCCTGGGCCGCATCCAATATCTAATAGTGTTGCGGGCTTTAATTCCTGCTTAACCCAAGTAGCTAAACGATCTGCAAAAGGCTTTTCCTCTGCTTGCATATAACCAAAGTTTAAACGCTCTGGGTATTGTGGTACATCACGCTTTAGCCAAGCCAAGTCTTGACGATCATACTTACGCTCATACCAACCTTTGTTAGTATAAACATTCATAATTTCCTCAAAGAACTCCTCATACATAGGAGCTACCTTTTCCAATGAGAAGTTCTCAGCCCACTGTCTGCATGCTCTGGGATCGATTCTGTCAATGTTTTGAGCAGCCCATACAAAGTGATCAAAAGTACGGCAACGATAGCCTGTTTTGCCATGAAGGTTGTTTTCCGCAAACGAACCCCAATCTGTTGTAATTGTAGGAGTTCCTGAGAATAGTAACTCCATCTGCACACCACCAAAAGGTTCAATGTACATTGATGGAACAAAAGCCCCTTTAGCACCAGCCATTAATTCACGACGCTTAGCTTGGTCAGCATACCCCACAAACTCTACGTGTTCTGGGAAGGTTAAATTATCTGGGTTTTGTCCAGCTATAATTAATTTAGCTCCAATTGCTTGAGTAGCCTGTACTGCAATATGAACTCCTTTACCCTCATAGACTCTGCCTAAGAATAAGAAGTAATCTGACTTCTTTTCTCTAAACTCAAAGTCATCAGGATCAAAGTAGTTTGGAATTACACAATCGTACCAGTCTTGTTTGCAGGTAGCAACTGAGTTAAGTCCGTAGTATGCGTGGTAAATAGCATACGATTCAAAAATCTTCCAACGTGCCCAATGTCCTGATGCATAACCAATTCCAGGTTCTACTACAATCATGTCGTTATGTGCATCACATACTGGGCGAACTCCTGCTCCCCAAAAAGGTAGTAAGAAATCTAAGGGCTGTTTACGTACTGCAATTTCCTTAATAGCGTTCTTAAAGAAGGTTTGGTACGCATGATCATTCATGTCAAACTTAAAGAAATTTTTACGCCAGTCATGATTACCATAGGACTTATCTAAATCTTCATTGGTGATTACAGTTACATGCTCATCGCAGTCTAGCTTAGAGTCTTCATGCCCGTAATGTGTGATGTGATGCCCGCGAGCACGCATCATTTTTGCAAACTTTAAAACCTTTTGTGTATAGGCACAAGCCACATAGTCTTTATTTGTAACTGTGTGTGGAAGTCCTAAAATATGGAAACGAAATTTCATTTTTATAGTTGGTTAGGTTTAGAAACTGGCGGTGATCAGCCACCAGTGGTGAAAGTATAAATAGCATAACGCGTAGCGTCAGCGCAGTGAGAAGCCATACCGTGTTCAGGGCGTTCTTTAACCAGATTGGTTTTATGATCCCAGCGGTACTCATTAAACATAATACGAATGTGCTCACAATGAGGAGAAACTTTTACTTTGCCTTGTTCTACTAGTGATGCAACCATTGCTAGTCCGTCAAGTACTGACTTTTTAGCTTTAATAGTAGCAATATCATAAGTGTAGGCAAGGTCAGCAGCAAATTGGGCTGCAGCTGAGTCAATAAAAATGGTCTCTATGTTCCATTTGTCTATTAACTCTTGCATCTTTTCCACGTGACCCTCAGTAGTAGCTTGTGCTTCTTGATATTCATCCACAATGTGGTAACTATCAGTTTTAGCCTTATAGACTATAACCACAAACGCAGTTGGGTCTTTGTAACCTGGGTCAAGCCCAGCAATGATCTCATCTCCGTCATCTGCCACATATTCTTCAATGAATCGTTCTTCATCAAACTGAAAGATCTGTCCTTCGTAGGTTGAGAATGAAGCCATGTATTCTTGTTCAAATTCTGCTTTTGACATAACTGTACGAGCTTCTTGAACGTCTGATTCACTCATACGCTGATTTTCAGTGTAGTCTGCTGTAACTGAGGCCCACTCAGGATACTTATCAGTAAACCCGCGGTCAAAGAATCTTGAGAACCAGTTATTCTTACCACGAGGTGTTGAAATAAAGATTGCTTTTGATCCTGGTCGGTCTAAGGTAGGTCGAAGGGCAACATTAAATGCGGCTTCACCATCTCCTAGTGCGGCTTCATCAAATATGATAAGATCGTAGCTGCGACCTACGCATGAGTCCACAGTTGACAAACTACCTAAACGAATAGTTGATCCGTTAGTTAACTCTAAGATTTTATCTTTTACGTTGTCTCGTTCAACTTCTAGGTCGAAGCTACGAATCAATCTGCGCTGTAGTTCAAATGAAATTGACGATAGGGTATAGTTTGGCGATATAATTAATATATTACAACCAGGAACCAACATTACCAGTTGTCCGATAACATTAGCGATATAAGTTTTGCCTAGTCTGCGAGCAAGAGCTGCACACACAAAGCGATATTTGGGATTGTTAACTGCATTTATAAGAGCTATTTGCGCTCTATTCACTTGATCCCAGGCTGTAGTAGTCACGCCTGTTTCTGGATCATAAGCCGGAAGCAGTTTAAGATAGTTGATAATAGGTAACTTGATGAACCTTTTATCAGCTGGGAATTCTGTTATTGATTCTGAGTCAATATCAGATCTAGAAATTTTAAGCATTGTTACCTTATACTGCGAAACTACTTCCACATCCACAAGTTGACTGTGCGTTTGGATTAGTTATTTTAAATTCTGAACCTTGTAAATCCTCTTTATAATCTATACTTGCACCTTCTAAGTACTGCATACTAATAGCATCTACTAGTAATTTATAGTTATCTAAAGGTAATTCAAAATCATCTTCATTCATTATTTCGTCAAATGTAAATCCATAGCTCATTCCAGAGCATCCACCACCTTGAACAAATGTTCTTAGATTTAAGTTGGGGTTACCTTCTTCAGCTAGAAGGTCTAGTATCTTTATTTTTGCTGATTCTGTTATCGTTATCATACTCTGAAACTTTCTCCGCAACCACAGCGATCACGTTCATTTGGATTTTTAAATTCAAATCCTTCATTTAGTCCGTTACGAACCCAGTCCATTGTCAAACCTTTTAAGTAAGGCTCATCCTTAGCGCTTACTAATATTGCAAAAGTAGGTTGGGCATAATTTATAACACCTACTTCATATTCAAAAGTGTCTACATATTCTAATACGTACGCTAAGCCACTACAACCTGTAGTTCTAACACCTATGCGTATTCCTACACCCTTACCACGTTTAGATAAATTTTGTTTGATTCGCTTACTTGCTGTGTCGGTTACGGTAATCATTTACGGCTGCCTTGATAGCATCTTCTGCTAAAATTGAACAATGTATCTTAACTGGAGGCAGGGCTAGTTCTTCTGCGATTTGGGAGTTTTTGATTGAAGCAGCTTCGTCAAGAGTTTTTCCTTTGACCCATTCTGTAACAAGGCTCGAACTCGCAATAGCCGATCCGCAGCCATACGTTTTAAAGCGCGCATCTGTAATAATACCTGTATCATGGTCAACCTTTATTTGTAAACACATTACATCTCCACAGGCTGGAGCACCTACCATTCCAGTACCTATGCTGGGATCTAAGCGATCAAACTTACCGACATTCCTAGGATTTTCATAGTGATCTATGACTTTGTCTGAGTAGCTCATTTTAACTCCAGTACTTACTGCTATCTAGTCGATCCCAATATGCACGATTATTTCTATTCCAGAAATTTTTAATTAAATAAGTTGCCATACCAAGATATCCCATCTTTTTAAACCTACGTGAATCTTGTCCAAAATAGTGGTTTAGTAGTTTAAACTTTTTAGGGCTGTACATTCGAGATAAGAAGTAGTCTTCTGATGTAGCAAACTGTTCAGGGAAACCGCCTAGCTGTTCAAAACGATCTCTGCGTGTCAGCATAAACGCACCAACTGCAAAAGGTGAAGTATGCTTTAAAATATTATTTATAACGTTAAAGACGGCAAAACCAATTTTAGCTCGTATATCCTCATCATAACAACGAGCATTTAATCCAACAAGATCTAAATTATCTGACTCAGCAGCTGATACTGCATCTTGGATAACTGTTGTTTTAAAGAATCTAACATCAGCATCTATAAATAAAATATAAGGGGTAGTAACCAGTTTAGCAGCTTTATTTTTAGCATAACTAACGGGTCCACCATCTATTACTTGAA